AAGAACCAGCTGCTAAACCACAAGATGCTGCAAGTTCTGATAGCAAACCAGAACCAAAACAGGAAGTTGCAGAATCCAAAACAAAAAAAGGTGCCGTACGAACACAACCCGCTAAAAAACAAAAGGTTAAATCTGTGTCTGTAAAGAAACAAGAAAAACAAAAGGCTGCAACAAAGAGACAGAAAAAACAAAAAGCTGCAACTAAGATGGTTAAGAAAATGGGAGATAAGGGTAAGTATGAAAGTAGCAATCAATTAAAAACTTTGGTGATTATGCAAGTATTAGGTAATACCAAAAGTTTTTTCTCTGCTCAGAAAATGTTACAAGATACTCCTGGGTTTTTCACCGTTGATAAAATACCAGATACACAAATATCAGATAATAATATTGCTGCTTACTATATGATAGGCGGCAGTGACGCAAAGATGGATGCATTAACGGACACACAATATAGGAGATAACAACAAATGACTGACGGCAAAACAGAAATAGAATTTGCCGGTGTCAAATTTCGAGGTGGAAAGATATTCATAATTATTACAGCATTAACGACACTGGGGGGAGGGCTGTATGCAGGCTTCGAATTCTATAAAGATTATATGAATATGCGTGTAAAGATAGAGAAATATACAGCTCCAGACTTGAGTGGGATTCGTAAAGAAATTGCAATCCTAGATAAGAAGATGGATAATGTAGTAATGAGCGTAACAGAGGGCGTAGACTACACCAGAGATATTAAGAACGATCTAAAGAAAGATATTGGTCGTATTGAGAAACAAGTAGATAGTGTAGAACAACGTGGTAAGGATGCTTTTGCTTTAGTTCGTGAAAGTATAGAAACTAATGATACTAAGGTTCGTAAGATGGTTTCTGATGCTACAGATCGTTTTGATAAACGTAGAGAACAAACCAGAAATGATATGGACTCTCTAGAACAAAGAAATAAAACAGAGATGAAGCAACTAAAATCTGATATATATAATAAGATTAAGAAGGCGTTGGAAAATCCACTCGCAAATATGCGAAAGTAAAAATACACAAGGAGTCGAAAAATGGCTGAGGCTGAGGTAGAAGTAAAAAAATAAATTAAAAAAATGTCAGAAAAAGGTTGACAAACCCCAGTTTATCTGATATAATACATATATGATGCTGAAAAAAGTAGTAAAATACTATTATTAATAATAGAATGTTTTTCGACAAATCATAAAATAAGACTTGACAAATCTTCTTTTTTGTAGTATACTATAAATAATCAAAGATGAAGGATTAAAAATGAAACGTGTTTATCCAGATAGTGGAAAGAATAAAACTCCCCTACAGGGAATGGTCGTTGAAGTTCGTAATAATAATATAGATAAAGCTTTGCGTGTCTTAAAGAAGAAACTGCAAGATGATGGCTTTTTTAATGAATTGAGAAAGCGAGAATATTATATGTCTAAAGGTGAAAAACGTAGACTGTCAAAAGCAGCTGGTAAACGGAGAGTAGAAAAAGAAAATGAAAAAAGACTTGAAGAACTTGGATTCTAGAAAGATGAATTAGACATGCAATTGAAAGATCATGAAAATGCCACGAAAACAAACACGCCATTAAAACATCAACATCCCCTTTCTTGGTATATCAAATGGATATCATCTATTATTCTTATTGTAGGTATGATTTTTACTGCAAATAATGTTTATCCATTAAATTTGTTTTTTCACTTTGTGGGTATTTCTGGATGGTTGTGCGTAGGAATTTTATGGAATGATCGTGCATTAATTGTAGTTAATGCAGTTGCACTTGCAATATTTGCAAATGGAATGGTAGTATATTTTCTTAAAGTAGGATAAATAAAATATTATGGCAAAACGTAAAATAGTTGTTGAAACTGATAATAGTTCATGGCAAGAGCCTAAGAAGCGAAAGAAACGCAAACCCATGACTGAAGATCAACGTAAAGCATCTGCAAAGCGCCTTGAAAAGGCAAGAGCCGCTCGAGCAGAGAAAAATTCTGATTATGGCCAGAGTGGAATACATCCCACTTTACGGAATTTATCAGAAGATTATCTCATACATCCTGATAAAGTTAAACAGTGGATTAAAACACAGAAAGAACTTGCATCAACAGAACGAGCAGCTGTTCGTCAAAAAGTAAAAGGTTCTATTGCAAAATTAGCAAATCATGAAGGATATGTTCGTAATATGCAGAAATATATGCGTGATGGGGATTGGCCAGACCTGTTTTATGGTGAACATCAAGAACATAAAGTACGATATCGCTGTATTGCACTAGGTTATGATTCTGACGGCCAAGTAAAACGAGATGTTAATGTATATTATCCTGATATGGGTTGCGTCTATACGCAAGAAATGTTAGACAATGATCAGGAAATGGAAAATGTCTGAAGAGAGCGAAATTAAAAGCGCTGAAATAATTAAAGGTCCGTGGAAGGGATCAAAAAGAAAAGTAAAGTTGCCTAACACCGATGCTATTAAGTTACAGGAAACTATTAACTTTATTGATGATCTTACACAGACGTTAATAATACAGATGATCCACACCATAGAAGAGAATGATATTGATGTGGATTCTGAATCATTTGTACAGAGTATGACTTTCATAATAGAAATGGTTCGAGCATCTTTACTAAAAGAAATGTCATTGAATACTAATATGACTAAAATACTGGATGTTATGTTTGAAATGTTATTCAATTCTAGTCCTGATTCTGATTCCGAAGTTTCGGTACAGTTAGAGGGGGATGTTAAGCTTATTAAATATGTTGATGATCTTAAATTAATTATAACTAAAATGAGAATGGAAGAGGATGATGATGTCGATCCCGAATTGGCATGAACCATATAGTCCTACAATCTTAGAATCAACAGTTCCAAATAAATTTGTAAAGATTATCAATAGAATTGGTGATGAAGTATTGAGTGATGGTGTGAAAAGCAAACAATGGGATTGGTCGGACAATCTTGTTGGAAAGGTTCATAAGGAAATTCAAATTCCTGTTACGGATAAGAAAGAAAAGCAGTATCTATCAGATGTTATGAAGCAAGCTTGTGTGGAATATCTTGAGCATATGAGAGAAAAGAAAAGAGCATATAATTGGTATAAAATGGCGGGTCTTAATACTGTTCCTACATTGAAGAACATACATTTAACTCATAGTTGGATTGTTAGTCAGTATGCGGGAGAGTATAATCCTTGGCATAAACATAGTGGAGATTTTTCGTCAGTCATATATCTTAAACTACCTAAAGATATGGAAAAAGAGATTGTGGCAGATCATGATGACCACTATCCAGCAAATGGTTTGATTGAATTTATGTATGGTGAAGCATGTGATTTTAGAAGTGATGGACTTAAATTTAAACCAGAGGTTGGTAAACTTTTGATGTTCCCATCATATCTAAAACATTTTGTATATCCATTTTACAGTAAGGGTGAGAGAAGGAGTATGAGCTTCAATGCTCATATGGTGACATAATGATATTAGTTGATATGAATCAGATATCAGTGGCAAGTGTAATGATGCATTTGCATATGACTAAAATATCTATACCAGAAAATAACATGGTAAGGCACATGATTCTTAATTCCTTACGCATGTATCGCACAAGGTTTTCTTCTGAATTTGGTGAATTGGTTTTATGTTATGACTCCAGACATTACTGGCGGCGTGATTTTTTCCCAAACTATAAAGCAAATCGCAAGAAAAGTAGAGAAAAGGCCTCTCAGGATTGGAACGCTATTTTTGAATGTCTAAATACTATTAAGGAAGAAATCAGAACCAACATGCCCTATAAATTCTTAGAGGTGTATGGTGCTGAAGCTGACGATATTATTGCTACAATTTGCTCAGAGTATAATGAAGAAATTATGATCTTATCAGGTGACAAGGATTTTATCCAATTACAAAAATTCCCAAATGTCAGGCAGTATAGCCCCATTACCAAAAAAATGGTGAATGGTGTTAATCCCGTTGGATATCTCAAAGAACATGTTTTCAAAGGAGATACCAGTGATGGGATTCCTAATGTTCTTTCACCAGATAATACATTTATTGATGGCCTGCGCCAGCATCCATTGGGTAAGAATAAAATTGCTTCATGGGTAGAACATGACTTTGATGATGTTGCTCCAAATGATGAAGTTAAGAGAAATTATCAGCGAAACCAAAAGTTGATTGATCTTACATATATTCCCTCTGAACTTTCAGATGAAATATTAGAGACATATCGCTCTTCTTCACATGGTGATCGTAGCAAATTACTAAATTATTTTATACAAAAGAGACTTAAAACCCTAACCGAATCGATAAGCGAATTTTAAAGGAGAACTATAATGGCTTATACTAACTACACACCACTACTTTCAGAAGTTTTACAAAATCTAGGTAAAATCAAATCCAAGAAAGACAAGGTTTCATATTTGAAAGAACATAATACTGATGCTCTCAGACAAATAGTCAAATCTTCTTTTGACCCAAAGATTAAATGGGCCCTACCGTTTGGAGAGGTTCCATATAGAGTAAATGAAGCTCCCGAAGGAACGGAACATAATGTTTTAGCTTATGAGGTAAGGAAGATTTATCATTTTATTGAGGGTGCTAATCGCACGATGTCACAAAACAAACGCGAAAGCATGTTTGTTCAGATGTTAGAAGGATTGCATCCAGATGAAGCTGATGTTCTTGTTGCTGCAAAGGATAAGATTCTGCATCAAAAGTATAAGGGTCTTTCAGTTAATGTAGTAAAGGAAGCATTTGATTGGGATGATAATTACATGTTGATTGAACATGAGACATACCCCGCCACGCGTGGCGCTGCAAATGGATAAGAAGACCTTTTGAGGATGGTATAGAATGGGAAAACTATGAGAAAAAAATATGTATACCTTGCAGGCCCAATTGAAGGCTGCAATGATGATGAAATTAATGAATGGAGAGATTATGCAAAACGTGAATTTGTAGATAATATTATTGGTATAAATCCATATAGAGCAGAATCTAATTCTGATTTGCCAGAATCTAAAAAACGGGTTGTAATGAAAAATTACATGGATGTAACATCGTGTGATTTAATTCTTGCCTACTTACCAAAACAAATGAATGACAGGCGGCCATCATACGGAACAGTATGTGAGATTGCGTGGGGGTATAGTTTACAGAAACCTATAGTCATTGTGTCAGATGATGAAGAAGTTCATAAACATCCTTTATTATATACAGCAGGAGCTCATTTTACTGATTTATATGACGGGGCTGATTATATTAATGTGTTATTGGGAGAATATGATGCCTTACATTGAAAAGAAAAGACGAAAGGAATTATCATCACCATCAAATTTTACAATGGGTGTTGCTCATGATGTGGGAGAATTGAATTATAAAATCACTTGTCTAGTTGATGATTTTATCTCACGCAAAGAACTTAAATATTCTGAAATTAATTCGGTGATTGGTGTACTTGAATGTGCGAAAATGGAATTATACAGACGAATTGCAGCTCCCTATGAAGATAAAAAGTGTGTAGAAAATGGTGATGTTTATTCAATCGAACGTCACTTTGATTACGGCCGCTGGTTTTGGTCAAAGCAACGGAAAAAATAGAGACATTATGGATATAACAAATATCGGCACATGCGGCACATGATAGATATTGCTGAATTAATAATGGCGGGAT